TTACTTCTTTTGCCATTTGTAATAAGTACCTTTTATGAGTAAACTCTAATTTCTATTGGTGTGTTATCTAATAAATCATTTGCATTCGGGATGAAAGGCGTATCGCTTGTAATATCTTTTGTGTTTATATAAAGTTCACTCGATGTGTTTTGAACTATCGCTATGTAAGCATCGCTTCTTGTTGGTGTTGTTAAAACAATAGTTTTGCCTATTGTAAACTCGCCATTTGATATTAACTTGTAAACTCCAACGGAATCATAACTTGTTGTTATTCCCGAACTCATTGTTGTTTCTAATTCTGTAATAGTAGGTGCGTTCGTTCCTGTTTGATTCAATAAAGCTATATACTTTTTATAAGCTATATTGTTATAAGTCTTTATTCCATTATTATAACTTATATTCGATTCGCTTATTGTTATTCCGCTACTATTGGTTACAGATACATTTGAAATACCAGGTAATACAGTTACGCCCGTTGAACTTGTTATTGATATATTACTTGCACCGTCTCCAACTATGTTATCGTTTCCTGTTACAATTACCCCTTTGCCCGAACTAACTAAGTTATTAAATCCACTTACCAAAGCACCGTCTGCTACTTGGTTATTATTATAAGTAGTGCCTATTCTTGAAGTTGGCGCGATGTTTATTCCGTCTATTTCTTCATAACCTCCGTTTATATCTATTCCGTTGTCATCTTCGTAAGGTGGCAATGTTTTAAGTTTTATAAACTCACATTTAGTAGTTTGGTTGTTTATTCTATCGTAATCAATTATCTTATTAAGTCTCCAAACTTCGTTTTCAAAAAAGAATGAATCCCTAAAATCTAAACTTTGAACATCAAACTCATTTAAGTAAAAATAACCTACAAAGAGTTTAGAATCTTTGTCTGCAATCTGTTCTATGTAATCCCTCCAATATTTATTATAAAGGTTGTTAGCTGTGTACCTTGTTGGGTTGTAATTAACTTCACGTGGAACTCCAAATGATAAATCAAATGTAGGTGTTTCAACATCATCTAAATGTCCAGCATAAGCATAGTTGGTCCTTAGCGTTGTTCCACTACTTGCAATATGCGACCATTGAAAAGCTGTATTTTTTAAACCGCCATAATATAATATTCTGATATTTGAGTTCGTTGGTTTTATTTGCCCGTTAGTATCAACTCCATAAATTTTAGATATTACTCTATCATGCCCTATTGTGTTAACCAAAGGTGTCGGACTAAATATAACTTCATTCTTTACTTCGCCTTTTAAGAAATCGTTTTGTATATCGTATTGTTGCTGTCCGTAAATTTCGTTATACCTTGTTTCGTAAAGGTTGTTAAAATAATCTTTGTCTGACTTGTAAGTAAACAAGTAAGTTTTATTATTTAACTCACCCATCGGTATTATCTTTGTTTCCTTTGAGTAGTCAAGTTTTTGCGACCAGTCCCTTGTAACACCGCTACTATAAAAAGTCGGTCTCGGTTCAATGATTAAGTTATTCGCATTCGTTTTGTCTATTTCAACGAACAAATTAAACATCTTAACTATTGAGTTGAAAAAATCACTTTGCAATACTTTGTCAGGTAATACTGTATTTAATTCTAAGTCGTCACCCTCCTGTAAGTTAGTATCTGCTAATGCCACCGCAAAGTAACTATCAGCTAAAAAGTTCATCTTAAAGTTTGAAGTAGTATTGTGAGTTTGGTAAGTTCCACCGCTTTTATAAATTGAATCTACAAGCGTACTACCTTGTTGACTTAAGTTATATCCTAATGTACTTTCTACATACTTAAATTGTAATATATCATTTTGGTTTAAAAATAAAGTAATTGAAAAAGTACCTTCGGAATCTAAACTTGTTGCACCACTTGTTAATGTTGTTATGTTACCAGCTGTAAACATAAACGAATCATCTATGTTAGCGTTTGCAGGTAATGCTTTCATCCAACAGTTACGACCAGCAATCATTTGAGTAGTGTTTTTAAATACTCCCATTTGACCTACATGCCTACGTGATTGAGTTAATTCTGCAGTTGCTGTACTTGGTTGATGTGTTATGTTAGCTTTTATAAATGCTGTTATTGTGTAAGTGCCTGACTTGGGTACTACAAATGTTTGATAGTTAACACCGCCATTTATATCAAACCAATTATTGCCACCATCAAAATTAGGTGCAGTTGTTTTATCAGTGAAAGTTACATTACTATTTAAAGGTGCAACTAAATCATTTAATACACTAACAGTTGATACCTTACTTGCTCGCATTGTTCGTTCCCTAACTTGCTCAGCTGTTATCTTTAATGTGGATGCGCCTGAATAAGGTAATATTAAATGCTTAAACATTTCACTATTAAAGAAATTAGACTGATAGCTATAACCAGCTTCAGAAAACATTTTATCAATAATAGTCTTAATGTAAATAGCAGGAAATATATGTTCAACTCTAAATTGACTATTTACAGAATAACCGTAATCAATATGTGGATAAACATAGCCATTTCCAAAATCACGAAGCCAACTTAAATACTGATTGTTTAAAGTATAAGTATGATCGTATTCGCTTAAATCAATATCCCTTAAATACTTATTAGTAAAGAATTGATAAATGTTTTGAAGTTCCCCAAAGAAAGCAACCTCATAGGTTATTTCGTATTTATCAGTTACGTTTACATTCAATAACTGACAAATCCCACTCATCTGTAAAGCATTGTTGTAATATATTTCGGCTTTCGCTTTTAGGTTCGGATTAAAATTCGGATTAAAGTTAGTAGTGCCTGAACTATCCACAACCGCATTAACATTCCATATATTCGAAAATAGATTATTGTTAAATGCAGAGCCAGGTAATATAACTGTTTTGCTCCATGTAGTACCTTTCTTTTCAGGCTCTCGTATATCTGCAATGTCAAAGTTAAGAGGGATGCTAACATCGTCTTTTAAATCTATTTCTTCGTTGTTAATGTATATTTGTGTTAAAATCATCTTCTTTGTCTTTTACGGTTTTGTGAATAAGTAAATGAAATAACTAAATTGAATAATTGTTCACTTGCAACATATTTAGTTTGATACGTTGAATTTGTAATATTAACAGATACTAAATTATTACCATCATAAATGTAAACATCTGGACTTGTAACTAATTGCTCCAACCAAATAGATTCAGCTTCGGTAATCCAATCACTATTAATTGTAATCGTATCATCTAAAATAGTTTCGTATTGGCTTAACCCCCTACTTGTTGTAGAATAATTATAATTAACTCCGCTCCACTCGTTTGGATTACTTTTAAAAGTATTTCGTTTAATATTCGTGTTTTTAGTAGTCGCTCCTGTAAATGTGTAATAATCGTACTTACCATAATTATTCATAAACTTAAAACGTATCGGTGTGTACTTTGAGCAAATATCTTCACCGGGATAAATACGTATTGTTTCACTAACCGCTGAATTAATTAAACTTTTAATTGTAACATCATAATATTCATAATTAGCTGAGAATATTGGTGTACTACCAAATGATAAATCACTATTTGTTAAACTATTTAACCAGTCATGGTCTACTCTTACATTAATTGAACGGTCTTGTCTATTTAAAACAGCGTTATAGGGATTAGTAGTCCTTACTGTGTTAAATATTGTTCCCTCGTCATAATAACTTTTTATTTCTAAATCGTATGCAATTCCCTCTCCTTGTGCCATAAAACCTAATATTAACTTTTCACCTGCCCTTGTTTCAAAAGTAGGCCTATCAGTTAAAAATTGACTTGAACTGTTTTGCAATACATACTTGTTAACTGTATAGTCTAAAAACATTAATGGCTCAAACACTCCGTTATAACCATAACCACTTGAACTTACTAAATTAGTGTAATTAGTTATTCCACTACTCGCTCCATACTGTTCACCAAATTGCACTACATACGATGCAATAGAGTTTCCACATTGCTTAAACGTGGTTGTGTTATCTTCAGCATCTCTACTTAATGAATTTTGCACTATGCCACTAATATCAAATACACCACTCGTATTTGTTGGATTCGGTGCGCATTGTAATCGTGTATACTCACTACTGCCATTCATGTAAACGTCTGCAATGTACCTAAAGTTAGGTTGTGCAAAGCTTGTACTACTTAAAGTGAACACCATTTGATTATATGCTGGTGCGTAGCTATAAGGTGTGTTATATATCGTTAATGCCATCTTCGTATGCTTTTAATACTTTTTTTCTAAATGTTTCTAATTCTTTTGATAAAAAAGGATAACCACTATATTTAAATCTTTTTATAGTACCTTTTTCTAATATTTTATTTGCTATTAAATAACTTAGTGAATCTCTTGACTTCGCTTCTACTTTTCTTTGCAAGTCAGGTTTATTTGAAATCCAAACTTTTATATCTTTTTGTAAATTATATAAATCTGTTTGAGTGTAACCAGGTTTAGGGGGTGTTCCCTCTTCAACTTTTCTCCAATAATCTTCTAATTCAATTCCAAATTTTAATAACCCCTTTTCATATTCAAAAGGTAATACAGGTGCTATTGATGCGGATAACTTGCCAGATGCTATTAAATTTTTTTCTTTTAAGTTTCTTTGTGCTTTTTTGATTAACCACTCTACAGCTTTTGTTAAATCACCTTTTGGGTAATCTTTTCCACTTACTTTGTCTTCAAGTGTTCCAAACAAATCATCTAATTCAGATGATTTTTCAGATGTTAATTTATATTTATTTTTTTCTGCCATTACACAAAAGATGTGTTTATTTTAATTATTTCAGGTAATTTATTAGAATAATATTTTAATTGAATTTCATACCATTCATAAAATATTTTATCTATTACTTTTTCATTAAAATTTATAACATTATTTATTTTATGAGCTTCACCATCCCTTTGATATGATAACATTAATGATGGTATATTTATTTCAGTATGTATTATTAAATCAGAAAAAAAATCATTTAATTCAACTCCCTTTCTTAATATTCTTGACGTTTGTACACCTTCAATAATTAATGGTTCATTAGTTGACATCGCTATTTCTTTGATATGATACATAGCATCTTTAAAACCTAAGTGCATATAGTCATCTGAAACAATTAGCTTAAAATTTAATAATCTACTTAATTCTTTTGCAATTAATATTTTACCACTTTTAGCATGACCATAGATTATAATTCTTTTTTTGTCTTTACATAAGTTAACAAGTTCATCGGTGATTAAATCGTTTAGTTTTCCAAATTCAGCTTTGTTTGGCTGTTTATATTTATCACTATATTTTATTGTTGCCATTTGTTTCTATCCTTTACAAAACTTAAATAATTTAAAAAAGCCACTACATTCATGTTTAAATAAAAATCCCACTTACTCCTATCGCCTTTTGCCAATTTATCCAAAGTAACATACCATCCCCAATAGTCTAAGTGTTTTTCTTCGTCTGTTCGTTCATCAACTTCATTACTGTCTCCCTCGCTTTTTGGTTTTCCTTTTCCAAATAGGTTTCTATATCGGGACGTAAATTGACTATAAGATTGCAAAAAAAAACACATAAAGGATAAACTATTCCTACTTTCATCGTTTTGATATGCTCTATCGTTTGTATTTCAATAGGCTTAAATTTAAACCATTTGCGTTTATAAGGCTTTATAAATATACTTGCTATCTCAGGTAAGTTTTGTACTATCGTATCTTCATCCTTAGTAAAATTGCTTAACGATATGAAATCTCCTGCGCTAAGTTTAGTTATATCGTAGTTTACATGCCACCAAATATCATTGTGTTTAAATACCTCTTTTGGTTTAGGAAACTGCATTGTGAAAATAAAGTTTACCGCTTTGATTAATTCTTTGAGTGATTCCAAACTAATCTTTTCAATTTCGTGTACAGGCAAATCACTCAATACACTTAGTATTCTTATTTCTTTGTCTATCTTATCTAAGTTGCTATCATTCAGCAAATCATAGATAATAGGAAATTTCTCTATCGTAATTGAATCCCAACTTTTTGGTATTGTTACTTTCATATTGTTAAGTACCTTTTTACATTATTGTGTATCTACCTGACTTATATTTATTGTATGCGTGAAAACTTAAGCATGAAGCCATTACCCCATCGTCATGGAATCCACTTGTTGCTCCGTATTTAATCACCCTACTTTTTGGATTGTACTCATACGTAAACATTTCCAACTCTTTATCGAGCCAATCAACGTTTAAGAATTTAACCTGTTTGTTTTGATTGGCCACTATTAAACTTTCAACTATTTCTTTTTTACTTTGATTAGTAGTTACAAATGGTTCGATAGTGCAGTAACTTGAACATTCCTTTTGTAACATTTCAAATATAACGTCACCAATAGAGTTTACCTCAACTAATGCTGTGTGGACATTATTGGTCCTTAATCCATTTGCAATATTACTTACTATTGTGGACCAATCACTATGCCTCCACCTTTCAATGTAGTATTGTTCGCCATTCTCGTTGAATATAGATAGCACCGAATAGTCATCCGCCCTACCCAAGTCAATCCCTGCAAAAGACTTTCCATGTGGCTTGTTATCCGACAACAAACGGCTATTAAATAACATTGCTGATCCATCAATAAACTCCGCAAGGTATTCCTGCCTAAATATCATTTCAGGTAGCGTTAACTTTGCATCGTCTATCTCGGATGGATTAATCATTGGGTTGTCGTACGAAGTCATGGTAAACGCTTTGTATTGTTCGTTTATTCCTTCAAGTTGGTGCATCTTGTAAAAATGATTCTTACCTTTTGGAGTTGAAATTAAAAGTACCTTTTTACCTTTTACCAGGACCGTAGCACGTAGGACCTCGGTCCATGCTTTTTCATCCATAAATGCAAACTCATCGCAAACAAGGTAATCAAATGTAAAACCTCGAATGTTATCGTAACGCTCGGCTGAAAAGAATTGAATTGTTGACCCTGTGATATATTCGATTATTAATTCGGACTGGTTAACTTTTCGGTATATCTCCATTCTCTTAGCAAATGCCTTAAATGTTTCTTCAAATACTTTCTTTGATTGTTTGTAAACAGGACTTACCCATGCTATCTTACAGCCTTTATTGTTTAAAGCCCAAAATAACATTTGATTCAATGCCAATAAAGTTTTACCAAACTGCCTACCTATGTTTATCACATAGTATTTTTCAGTTCCGTTGTTTATTGCATTATGTATTTTCCTCTGATTCGGATGGGGGTTGTATAGTATTGCTTTCGCCAAAGTCAGCTTTAAATTTCATATTACCAGTTACCTTAATATCCTGTTGCTCAATGTAACCTCTTTTCTTTGCTTTACATTTTAAATAAAACATTGTTGATAGTGGATTGCCTTTTTTTATTTGTTGGTGCAATGCTGATTCTGCAAAGTCCAAAGCTACATTTTCAATATCTTTAATAGCTTTCTTATATTCTTTATCCTCTTTTAACCATCTGTAATGTGTATCTCGGCTTATTCCTATTTGTCTACATGAATCTGTTACA